AAGAACCTTGATTGGTTGATTGAGGAGCAGAATCATGAGAATTAAGACAGCGAATGGCTCTATCGTCAATGTTAATAAAACAAAGCGTAGTATCACGATTGAAGGAATTGAGTTCGGATCAGATTGTCGTGCTTTGGTCTCTAAACATAGAGATGGTACAGGGACTATTACATTAGTCTTTGATGGAAAAGTTATTTAAAATTCAATAGGCATAGAAATATTACACGGCATAGAAAAGAGGTGAACGATGCCTTTCTTTCCTGATATTAATGAATCTAAAACAAAAGAAAATGCCAAGAAAATTCTGAGAGGATATCTTAGATGGAGAAGAGTGGCCAATGACATAGATGGACAGAAGGTAACAACAACCTACTCATTTATGCCACGGTCTCAATCTTCAGTCAGGATTAGCCAGGTTGAGAAATTAGCCATACGAAAAGTTGATGCTGAACTTGAACTGGATGCGATTGAACAAGCAGTAAGTGGTCTACATGATCCCCTCTATCGTAGAATTCTTTACGAAAAATACCTTCAGTGGGATTGTAAGAAAGATGAAGCAATCTTAATGGATTTATCACTTTCAGAAAGTTCTTATTACGATATTTTGGACAGGGCCTTAATGGCATTTGCTGAATTGTATCGAAATGGTGAACAGGTTGAAATTTTAGAATAAAAAAATGGAGTTTTCTTGGAGTTTTTTTGGAGTTTTTTTGGAGTTTTCTTGGAGTAAATTTGGAGTAAGTTCGGAGTAAATATACAATTTAATGTGCTAAAATTATATTATGAAATAATTATAAAGGCAGGCACAACCTGCCTTTTCTTGTAGTTTGGAGGTGATATTGTGAGAAAAGTAGAACCTATTCGTGAACTTGATGACATTGAGCGAATGAAAGATTATTTGAAGTCAAAAAATGAGCGAAACTACGTTCTGATTATGTGTGGTCTATACTCTGGAATGCGCATCAGCGATATCATACCTCTTCAGGTTAAACAAGTTACAGGTGATAGAATAGAAGTCGTCGAGAAGAAGACAGGGAAGGTCAAGCGATTTGCAATCAATCCAGAGTTAAGAAAGACTTTAAATCACTACATCAAAGAGAATGGCTTACATGGTTATGATTATCTTTTTCCTAGCAAAAAGAAAGTTAGAACTGATGGAGTTAGAATTGCTCATATCGGAAGAGTTGCAGCTTATCAAATTTTAAAACAAGCTGCTGAACATGTTGGTCTGAAGAATATTGGAACACACTCGATGAGGAAATCATTTGGCTATCATCATTACAGACGAAATCAGAATGTAGCAATCTTGATGGAATTATTTAACCATTCATCACCAGATATTACACTAGATTATATTGGTATCAAACAAGATGAATTGGATGATTCAATGATGAATTTTAGTTATTAAATACCTATTTATTTAACACAATGAGAAAATGTAAATTAGTATTTAATAAAATTAATGTAAACACTTACTGGAATTGATTTTAGATGATGTTAGTTTTATTTAACAGAATATAAGATATGTTAAATATACGAGGGTGCCAGAGATTAAAAAACACCCCCCCTACTAGATTAAAAAAACACCCACTCCTACATCATAGAATTCCACCCCGTACCCACTAAAAAGAAAGGACCCTCCCTAAATGAATACCCCCCAAGATAGACCAGATCGGAGTGGTCCTCACCGAGTCGCCTTTGAAAAAAACAAGAAGATTATTATTAAGACAAGAAATACTTGTGGGATTTGTGGGCTACCAGTAGACAAGTCATTGAAGTATCCACATCCTTTGTCACCAGTCATTGACCACATCATTCCAATTAATCGGAACGGTCATCCATCAGACATCAATAACCTACAGCTCGCACACTGGCAGTGCAATAGACAGAAGTCTGACAAGCTTTATGCTGATGATAAAACAACAAGTACAACTGTTGTTGGTAACAGGAACTTGCCACAATCGAGAGATTGGACAAAATATAAATCTTAATAAAATAAGATAAAAAAAATATAAAATTATTTTTTTAAGAAAAACATAAATTAACAGAATACTAGATTTTTAGAAAAATGTAATGTATGAGGAAAGTCCTAGTTAAGGATAGGGGGGTGTCCCCCTCCCACTAGGCGCTCGAGGGCTTCACGCCGTCACTGTACATATTTTTTCGCGCCAAATCATCACAATGAAAGGAGAACGGTTTGGAATTAAGAGGAATTGACTATCTCAGAAAAAAGTTGAATCTCTATCAGAGTAGGGTTAACCTGAGATATAAACATTATGCGATGCAGCATCATGAATCTCCGTTAGGAATCACAATTCCTGCTCATATCAGAGTTAAATATAAGTCTGCCCTTGGATGGGCAACTAAAGGTGTAGATAGTCTTGCAGATCGTTTGATTTTTAGAGAATTTGCAAATGATGATTTTGAAGTTATGGAGATCTTCAATCGCAATAACCCTGATATTTTCTTTGATAGTGCTATTTTGGCAGCATTAATAGGATCTTGCAGTTTCATCTACATTTCTAAAGGTGAAGATGAAGAAGTGAGATTACAAGTTATTGAAGCTAGTAATGCTACTGGAGTGATTGACCCTATTACAGGTTTGCTCTTAGAAGGATATGCAGTACTAGCTCGTGATGATTATAATCAACCAACGCTTGAAGCGTATTTTGAACCAAATGCCACTCATTTCATCCCTAAAAATGGAACTCCATATTCGGTACTAAATGAAACTGGTATTCCGTTACTCGTTCCCGTTATTCACAGGCCTGATGCGGTTCGTCCTTTTGGTCGTTCACGAATTACTAGAGCAGGAATGTATTATCAAAAATATGCTAAACGGACACTAGAACGGGCTGATATTACTGCTGAATTCTATTCGTGGCCACAGAAATACATTATCGGTCTGGATCCTGATGCAGAACCGTTAGAAAAGTGGAAAGCAACTGTTTCGAGCTTATTAACTATTTCAGCTAGTGACAATGGTGAGAAACCAAGTATCGGACAATTTACTACAGCCAGTATGTCTCCATTTACAGAACAGTTGAGAACGGCTGCTGCTGGATTTGCTGGGGAAATGGGCTTGACCTTGGATGACCTTGGTTTTGTTTCAGATAATCCGTCATCAGTAGAAGCAATCAAGGCTAGTCATGAGAATCTGAGATTGGCAGGTAGAAAGGCCCAGCGCTCACTAGGTGCTGGATTTTTAAACGTAGCTTATGTTGCAGCGTGCTTACGTGATGAGTTTCATTATGCCAGAAGCGAATTTGTAAGAACCACAGTCAAGTGGGAACCATTGTTTGAAGCGGATGCCAATACAATGACTATGATTGGTGATGGTGTTGTGAAGTTAAATCAGGCATTACCTGGTTATATCAACGCAGAAACCATACGAGATCTTACTGGTATTGCAGGGGATATGTCTGCTAAACCTGTTGTAGAGATTCCACAAACATCGTCTGATGTAGAAACTGGAGCAGATAAACAGAAAAATAGGATTATTTCAACCTATGAAATTACTTCTCTTTTAAGTAATTACCAAAAAGGTGTTTTATCCAAAGAAAATGGTATTTCTTTATTAGTCTCAACCGGAATCACTCATACTGAAGCCGAAGAAATGTTGAACAGAACAAAAGTTTTGGAGCAAGTAGATGAATGATGAGATTGATGTACTACCTAAACTTCTTCAAGAAGTAAAAAAAGAATTTGAGCTTTCTTATGGAGAAAGTGAAATTATCCGAAATGCTTTTGCCACGTTGGAAGCCAAAAAAGCAACTTACAAAACAGCAAATGAGTTTGCGATTGAAATTGGTGAAATTCTTTCTAAGGCTCTAGGAGCTTCTATAAGCGCTGATAAACTACCAAACGGTAAAATGTATTACAATATCGCTCAGCGCTTACTGACGGACGTGCTAGGACGAAATCACGAGCTTGTGAGTGGTTATGCTAGCGATGTTCAGAAGAATTTGAATGATAAAGCGAAAATCGGTCTGAAAGTTCAAGTTCCTGAATTAAATCTGGATCGAATAGCTGGCATTGTCAATCGCTTTTCGTCTGAGGAGAACTTTGAAGATGTTAGTTGGTTGCTCGGTGAACCTATTGTGAACTTCACTCAATCAATCATTGATGATAGTATCCAGAAAAATGCGGAGTTTCATCATCGGTCTGGATTGCAACCCGAGATTGTCCGAAAATCGTATTTTCATTGTTGTGAGTGGTGTCAGGAAGTTCAAGGGAATTATAAATATCCAAGAGTTCCGAAGGACGTTTATAGAAGGCATCAGCATTGTCGTTGTATTGTAGACTATGATCCTAAAAACGGAAAAACTCAAAATGTCTGGACGAAGAAATGGAATTCTATAGACAAAGAGAGAGTTGAGCGTAGGAAGCTAATTGGCGTAGTATCTGTTGACGAGCGTGAGCAAAAGCGCTATAATAGGGTTATGAAGAGTAGTGGTGCTGTGTATGGTGCTTGGAACGACAGAAATGATCCATACAATAAAGAACGTGACCGACATGCTCAAGAATTTTATGAGAGTGTACGAAATCGAAATAAGCAACATGAAATAGTGAAGGTATCTAACAATAGCGGTCTTTCACAATCAGACGTTGAGAAGATTTATAACCATATTTTTATTAATGAGTATGATTTAGAAGATGGTCGAAAACGTTTTGACCCTAACTATGATATGGCTGAGAGTTGGAGACGACTTTCAGAGATTGGTGGTAAGAATATTCAACCTCACGACCTTGTAATGCTAAATCACGAGTTGATGGAACATGATTTGATGGCAAAGGGAATGAAGTACGATGAAGCCCACGAACTCACTAATAAAACCTATAACTACCAGAAAGCGTGGATTGCTTGGATGAAGGAGAAAGGAGACCTATAATGCTTAAACTTATTAAAATTTTCAATTCAAAAAGTAAGGGTTATTGGTATATTCCTGAAAACCGTGACCCAGGAATGATTGAGATTGATGAGCGTACTGGTGAAGTTACAGTTGTCATTGAGTCAAATTATGATAAAGAACTAGGTTATCCTTACTATGCGAACAAGGCTCGTGGAGCAGTGAAGC